ATTGTCCATGTCCCGCATTCGGGGCATTTCATTGGTGCGCCCTGTCTTGCACCCTGTTTGTGGCTTCCCTTGTGCGCCAAACCTCAATGTCAAGCCTTGCCGCCTCAATTTCCCAACGCAAGGTTTCCTCTTTTTCAATTGCAGCCGCCAATCCTTTAAGTAACTGGTGGTAAGTGGGGTCGGCGTAGGCTTCCCGTTCTTGGGCATTTGCCGCCTCATACCCCATTTCTAGGGCATCTTTCATCAGCAACGCCTTTTGGCTTTTGCGGAATTCCTCAAGGTAAACCCTTTGGGCTTTGGCTTCGCCATAAGCTGGCGCTTTGTCTCGGATGGCTTGCGCCGCTTCTTCTGGTTTCATTTAATCTCCACAAAAACAAGAAATAGCTTCTTCATTAGAATCAAACATATCAGTTTGTTCCGCTGAATATTTATACATTTGGGCATAATTTGGGCGATCAATAGCAAAAAATTTTCCATCACCATGGCATCTTGTAGCAGCTTGTTCTTCTTGTTTTATCCACCAAAGCGCCCTCTCAGGCTTTTCTTGAATCAAACTTAAAATTTGCGCTTTAGGTTTCAACATACACAAATCGCAATTTCCATGCATTGTTTTGCCGTTCATGTTTGGCAATTCAAGATCAAAAGATTGATTCTTCCAAAAATAACCAACTTCTTTTGATGAAACATTAGCAGAAACAAGTGGCATACAAACCGTTTCATGTTTATTTTCGGGATGCGGATTTGCCCGAAATTTAGCCACCCGCCTTGGTTCATCGGCCCTTATGCCAATAAAAGAATCCCAATCTTTCCATCCAATTGACTTTAAATGTCGGTGCATGGTTCTTGTTTTCATTTGACTAGAACAATATCTAGCCCGACCATTGGGCAAAGCGGGTTGAAACCAGTCAATTACAGCCTCAAAAGGTTGACCATTTCTACTTGCAGTTTTGTAATTAACAACTTTTGAAATTATTTCGCCATTCTCAACAGCAAATTCCAACCAGGTAATTTGAACATCCCATTTTTCAGAACAATCGTTTACAAATTTCAATGTGGCCTCTTCTTCTTTACCCGTGTTGCAAAATATTACTTTTGCTTCACAAGGCAATTGCCCCCCCCCAACTTCTAATACTTTGTGCAACATATAAGCAGATGTTCTACCACCCGAAAAAGATATACAAGTTGGTGTATCAATTAAAAAACTCATTTTAAAAGTCCAATCATGCGTAAAGCCCCGTCAGGGCTGTCAATCCTTACCAATGTACCTCCGCACCAATTTTCAAAAAAGTCGGCTTGTAGGCTCGTTAAACGCTTCTTAGATGTGCTTTTGATTTCCACCAAGAATGTGTGATTCTTGTAGCCCACCAAAAGGTCAACAGGCAAGCCAATGATCCAAACATAAGCGCCAGCGGCTCGTAAGGCGGCGACAATTTGGTCTTGGTTTGCGTCAACTCGGGCGGCGTATCTCATTTTTTGATACCAAACCAACGCCTGCCAATTTGTATGCCAATGCCGTATCTTGGGAAAAACAAAATACCAAATCCAACACTGTGCATTTTTTGTACATCAATTTTCATTTTTTTAGCTTGTTCATGTCTTTGCGTAACTGGTCAGCGGCGGGTTGTCCACGCCTTTTTGCTATGTCGGATAAGGTCATTTGCCACCAGCCGTAGGCTTCCGATTTCCCCTCTTCCATCGCTTTCTTGCGATACCGCTTGATCCACTCCCGTGCTTCGCATTCCCTCTTCCATTCCTTCGATGTGTCCATCAATGTCCCCCGTCATTTCTAATGCTTTTTGTATTGTGTGGGGTGGGTAGGCTATGCCATCACGCACCCTGTCCAATATAGCTTTTGCGTGTTCATAGTTCATTGCAAATCCTGAGTTTGTTTGATTTGTTCACCAATCCATTTCATAACTGGTACAGCCATTGAACGACCTAATGCGTTGTATCTTTTAGCAACAGATGGATTTCCAACGTTTGTCCAGTTGTCAGGAAACCCTTGCAATCTTTCGCATTCGACAGGCGTTAATCGTCTAACCTTATGCCCATAAGAAACCGCATGAATGCCTGTTGCATTTAAAGTAAATGATTGTTCTTCCTTTACGCCTATGCCTCGTGCGCCATTTCCATGCTCACGGTCTATTATGTTTTCAGCAATTGAATACGTCACTAAATCGGTTGCAGATTTCCAATCCCTTGCGCTAATTGTTGAAGCAACAGAATTTTCACCCCATTGATTAATACCTTGCCGATCAAATGTTTGGATAGTCAATGGCACGTTATTACCGCCAGTTCCCCATCTACCCGCAACAGTTGGGGAAACATGAGTTTCTTGGATTCTAAAATCCATCATGTGTATGTCGTAGATGCTACGGCTTGTAGTGCAATCTTCAGTTTCAATGGAATTTCTTTGTTTTTGATTTCCATTCGTTTGAGTAACTTTTCGCAAGTGCTCGGCTTCAAGAAGTATCGGCTTTCTATCTCTCCAGTTTCCAGTATCGAGGAGAGCAAAGATTCTGCGCCGCCGTTGCGGAACTCCAAACCATTGCGAGTCCAACACCGCCCATTCACACAAGCTATCTCCTCCGCAAACAACACCCTCGTTTCCCCAAACAAGTCCACCGTCACCGAATTTGACCCCAACCAATGTTTCAAGAACTGTTCCAAAATCTTTCCCTTCTTGGCTGGATAAAGCACCAACCACATTTTCCCAAAGCATAAATCTTGCACCGCAATGTTTTTGGGCAAGCCTAAAAACTCTTACACCTTCAAAAAATAATCTTGATGAATGGTTTTCATCTTCTTTAACTGCATTAAGTCCTTGTCGTTTTCCAGCAATGCTCATGTCTTGGCATGGCGAACCAAAAACAACAATGTCAATTTTTCCCAATGCAATCAAATCTTGTTCTGTTATTTTTGTAACGTCACCAAGATTTTTTGTGTTTGGAAAATGATGTTTTAAAACAGATGATTGATAAGGCAAAATTTCCGCAACTGCCGCACATTCAAAACCTAAAGGTTTCCATGCAACTGAAATTGCTTCTATTCCGCTAAATAAACTAAGGTATCTCATCCTTCAATCACCCAACCAACAAATTCACCAAACCTAAAAAACTCTTTGCCAATTAATTCTGATTTGGTCATTGGTCGTTGTACGCCACTCAAACTTAATTCTTTGCTAATTATTTGTTCGGCAGTCGCACCATTTTTAAGTTTCCAATCTAAAGTTAGTCTACGCATTACAGTTCCAAAATAACCACCATCGACCAGCAGCTTGTCAACAACAATAATAATTCCACCTTGTTTTAGTTTGCTTTTTAAATTTAATAAAAGATTTCTTCTTTCTTCAATTGATAAAAACATCAAAACCAAAAAACAAATGCACACATCGAAATCTTTGTAAACAAACTTTGCAGCATTGGCTGTATGGATAACTCCATATCCATTCCACGTTTTTGCCATTTCTTCACTGCGTTCAATTGATTCAACTTTCGCATTTCTACTTATTGCTAAATCTTTTATGTTTGCCGTGATGTTTCCAGTAGATGCACCAATGTCATACACCAAACCGTTTTCGGGTAAATAATTTCTGATAATCATGGTAACGGCATTAGTCACCATTTCGTAAAAAGGTAATTGCTCTTTAACATGACTGTTAAATTTATCTCCAATCATTTCGCCTGAGAATTTAAAATCATTCATCAAAAAGCCTCGTCATCTTGCCAATGTTTAACTGGCTTGCTGTTGGACAACAAGGCTGCAATTTCTTTTTTGGCTGGCTTGCTTCCCGACCATTGGTGTTCGCTACACATTGGGCGCATACCTTCCATGTGAACTGACCAGCGCCTTTGACAACCTTGCACACTGCACATCAATCGTTGCACATCATCAAAAGTATTTTCTTTTGGCACATTTGGTTTTGCAAAACTCATTTTTGATACTTCCCATCAATTATCTTGGCGAAATTGGTTGCGTTCACTATCCAAACAAGATCAGGTCGCCATGTCCTGTCCTTGGTTTCAAAACCTTGCGCCAGCTTAGTGTCGTTGGCAATGTAGCCAAAAAAGGAATCCCACCATGCCAAGCCCTCTGCCTGCGATGAATACCCCTGTGGGCTAAAAACAGACGGTTTGGCGGCTTGTAACCACCTTTGCCGTAAGTTGGTCTGCCTAACCCCATCCCAAACCCTTGGCTGGGCAAGCTGTGGCAAATGCTTTTTGTAAAGATTCAAAATATCCTGATGGGGGCAAGTCGGCAATCCTGCCGACAAAGAATCTTTAGATTCTTTAATATGGTTATTGGTTATTGGTTTATGGTTATTGGTTAGTTGAACGCCCGTTGAACCGCTGTTAGACCTACGTTCAGCGGATGCTTTACCAGCCCTAGACGCTTGTTCAATTTTTGCCTTGTAATGCTGGATTTCTACAAGCACTCGGTCACAAACCCAACCTTCATCTAATCGGCTAAAAAACTCGTTAAGCACATCCCGAACAGTGGCAGCATCGTCACGCAAACGAATAATTCTTGCAATTTCGTTAGCATCCAGTGGCAACGGTTTTTCATGTAAATAGCACCAATCAAGCATTCGGCGGTAAGCTAAATCCTCAAGGGGGTCTAAATGATTTGTGTGACTTTGATAGTCACCTATGTTGAACTGGTAGTAATGCATAAAACCTTACGTTCTCGGTTGTCGTTACTGAAAAGAAACATCGGCAGGGCGGTAACGAATCGCCTTTTCCCCCGCTAAAGGTAGCCGTGTCTCAACTATACACAATTTCTTCGTTTGAACCACTCAGGGCGCAACCCTTTCAACTGCCAAAGCCGCCCCTGCGGTATTGTTGACCACTGATTTACTGCACCACGGGTAATGCCAAAAATTCTAGCAAGCTCACTCTGTGACCCTGCCAATTTGATTGCCTGTTCTTTTGTCATTTGCTTAGTTTACTATACTTTGCTACAAAACAACATATTAGGGAAACTACCTACAAAATAAATTAAAAAAGTGTTTGACTTCTGTTTAGTTTGCTATACATTACTACCCATGCCCTAGCAATTCGCACAGGGTCTTTTTAGGAGGTCACATGACCGATTTCACTTTCTCCCCCACCAATTTCAACGCTACCACTATCTTGGTAGTTGCCAACACTTTTGATGCCAAGGAATATTTGGCTCAACGCTATGGTGTTGGTTGCGTATCAGTTGAAATTCGCAAGTCGGCAGCGCCCGATTTTGCCGATTCTTTTGAATTCCAAGGCTTGTCTTACGCTTAACTAACGGGGCGCAAGCCCCATCAAAGGAACAACCATGTTTGAAATTGAAAAATACAAAAAACCAACCGATTGGGCTTTAGTTGCCCTTTGGGTTGTTTCTATTGCCGCCCTTGTGGTGGTTGCTCTTGACCTTTTTGTTTGGAGACCATAAATGAACGCCGACCAAATCATTGAATCAATGCGTGACGTTGCTGAAAAGCAATATGCAGGCGAACCCGCACAGCACCGCCTTGCCTACCATGTTGGGCTTTTGGAATCCCGCCTGCGGGAATACATCTACCAGCTTGAAAACATCCAAGATGAATTGAAACAGTGCCAGCTTGACTTGATTGCAAAGGAATCGGAATGAAAATGATTACATACCCTCTACTATGTTGGCTGGCGCTCATAACCGCAGGCTGTTCTAGTATGCCTGGCTACACGCCCAAAGCGCCCGACCAAGAATTGATTGTTGACAAACAAGTGCAACCAATGGGGCGCAATGAAGTTATTGATGCTGTGCGCCAATGCGAATCATCAGGGCTTCGTGCCATCCCCTTGTATGCCAAACGCAAGATCAATGGCTACACAGTTGAAACCGTAGTGGAAGTCACTTGCGGCCCTAAATACGCTTACTAAGGAAACATCATGGAAACCAAAGAACTGATAGAACGTGCATTCCAAAAAGAACCGCCAATTGGCAAGCACATAGCCGCAGCGTTTGTCAAAGCCCAAAAGCAGTTTGGCAAGGCATTAAAGACTTCTACAAACCCGCATTTTCGTTCTAAGTATGCTGACCTATCCAGTTGCATTGACGCTGTTGTAGGGGCTTTAAACGAAAACGGTATTGGCTTGATGCAACGCACCTACGAATGCAAAGATGGGGTTTTATTGGAAACCGTTTTTGTGCATGAATCAGGTGAAGTTATGGAATGCGGGTTGCTTCATGTACCCGCCAGCAAACAAGATGCAATGGGTTTTGGCTCGGCTTTGACCTATGCAAGGAGGTACTCAATTTTAGCCGCCACTGGCCTCGCACCCGAAGATGATGACGGTGTAGCAGCCAGCCGCCGTGCGCCAGTTGAAAGCAAAGTTGATGCGGGTCAGATGACCGACCACATTGCCGCCATTGATGCCAGCGCCAACAAAGAAGAATTACAAACCGCTTATGCCGCCGCCTACGCAGCTTGCGAGGGCGACCAAGTATGGCAAGCCAAGGTAATCAAAGCCAAAGCTGACCGTATTGCAAAAGCCAAAAAGGAGAAAACAAATGGATGAACAACGCACAGATGATTGGTTTGCCGCACGATTGGGCAAGGTCACCGCCAGCAGGGTGGCAGATGTAATTGCTAAGACCAAGACGGGTTACAGCGCCAGCCGTGAAAACTACATGGCGCAACTGGTGGTGGAACGCCTAACCCAAACCAAAGCAGATTCATACACCAATTCAGCAATGCAGTGGGGCACAGATCAAGAACCATTTGCACGGGCGGCTTATGAGGCGGCACAGGGCGTAATGGTCGAGGAAGTGGGCTTTATACCCCACCCCACAATTGAATGGGCTGGCGCTTCGCCTGATGGCTTGGTGGGTGATGATGGCTTGGTAGAAATCAAATGCCCTGAGACTAAGGGAATGATTGAAGTGCTGCTTACCCAAAAAGTGCCACAAAAATACTTCACGCAAATGCAATTTCAAATGGCTTGCACTGGTCGTAAATTTTGTGATTACGCTGTATTTGACCCCCGAATGCCTGCCAAGGCGCAATTGTTTGTAGCCCGTGTTGAAAGACACGATGCCTACATTGCTGAGATTGAAGCTGAGATTGTCAAATTCTTAGCTGAAGTCGAATCCCAAGTTCAACAACTCAACCTAATCATTGAAAGCAAATAATGTCAAAAGTCAAAAAAGAAATTTCCGCAATTGTGGGCCAGTACACCAACAAAGAGGGTCAAACCAAAAACCGTTACCAGCGCATTGGCAGCATCATTGACACACGCAATGGCGAAATGCTCAAGCTGGATGTAATCCCTTTAAAGGAAAACGGCTGGGATGGTTGGGCATATTTGAACGACCCCAAGCCTTATGAACCCAAGGGTTTGCCCTCTAATGATGATGATATGCCGTTTTAAAATGAACCAATATCAATTGAATTTTGAGGCTGAAAAAGCCCGTGACATAGGAATTCAAAGGGCGGTCGATCATGCCGACAAGGTAACCCCAAGTTGGTCTGATCGGGCGGTTGAATTATTTTTGGCTTACTGCCAAGAAAACAAAGGGACAACCTTTATGACCGAAGATGTTCGTTGGTATGCAGAGGCTCTTGGCTTACCCGAACCGCCCGACAAACGTGCTTGGGGTGCAATTGCAATGATGGCAAAAAGGCGTGGGGCAATTCGTGGCAATGGATACGCCCCACAAAAGGCTGTAAACGCTCATTGTGCCCCTAAAACTGTGTGGGTGGCACTATGACTTGCCCACCTTGCACACATGATTGCAACCAAGGTAAAAATTGTCCAACAAGAGGAAAACCATATGATTTGCAGTATTGCCATTTCGTTTCTTTTAATGACAGTCGGCGCTGGAATTTTGATCATTACCTTGTGGATTCTTGTTCAAATTCTCTTGGCTATGCAGGATTAAACGTTGCGCTCAAAGTGGGGGCAATCAACAAGGCTTTTGAAATTGCCACCCCACCTGTTTTTTGGGTACAGGCTTTCCCAATACGCACCTAATGGCGCAATAATTTCTTTGTCCCAAATAATCTTGCCATCTTTGAAAAAGTTTAGATCAATAGCGCAGCGTTTCAAGTGAATGCTGTTCATGGTCTTTGACCGACCCGTTTTGAAATAGATAGCTTGCTGTTCGGGCGTTCTAGCCAGTTCGCCGCCTGTCACCACAAACCCTTGTTCGGTAGCGTACTGAATCAGCTTGCACATATCCAACAGAAATGCCGCTTGTTCTTGATTAAGGCTCATTTTTTGCCTTTCATTTCTGCTAATTTTTCAATAGTCCTGCCGCCAAAGTAAGCGCCCATTATCAGCATCCCCCATTGACCAAGCAATTGAACATAGGATTCGTTGGCATTCAAACCAAAGGCGCTCATCATGGCAAATAGGAAGTAGCCAAAGAAAATGGCTATGAGGCTCATGGGGCGAATGTTTTTTGACAACCAACTGTCGCTGTTCATATCCGATTGCCAGCGGTCTGTGACGTTGTTATCTTCGTTCTTAGCGGCATCCGCAAACAGTTGAAGTTCTGCCAATTCCATTTTGGCTTTTTCAATGCCCAACTCAAGCAAACGCTCTTCGTGTTCAAATTGCAGTTGGCGCAGCTTGCTAACATCCTCAGGGGTTGGTGCGTCAGGGATTTTCACGCCCAAAGTGTTTTCCACAACTTGTTTGCCTTTGGCTTGGATGGCGCTTGACAACAGCCCCAAACCGTTTTCGGCAAGTGTTCCCAAAAGGGAGGCAACTATTGGAATCATTTATCTTCCTTTTTAAATGTAGATTTCATGCCTGCTCTATCTTCTAATATGGCAATGTGCAAACGATTGATTTGAATGTCATCCCTGTTTTTTTGAATTTCTTTTTCTAAATCTTGCCGCAGTTTTTCCCTTGCCAATTCTGCGCCTGTGTTGCTGGCTTGTTTATTGTCAGAGGTCACCACCAAACTGATTTTGCTGTTAAGAATAGTCACCTCATGGGACAAGTTAGACAGCGCCGACATAAGATAAACCACACACGAAAACAATAAGGGCAACAAAGCAAACGTGATTTTTTCAACCAAAGCGCCTTTGCTTTCCATTGCTTGAATTTTTTCCTCGCTCATTGCTCTTTTTCCTTTTTAATCTGATTTATTAGCCGCTGCACTTGTTCCTGCTGGCGCTTAGTTTCCTTTTTGGCTTCAAGAATGTCAATATACATGAATGCAATGACAGGCAGGATTAACGCAAAAACAGCAGTCATGCTAATTAGTGCTATTA